TAGAGGTCTTCAAGACCAATCACGCGAAAACATGGCAGTTCTTTTGGAAAACCAAGCTGCTCAGGCCCTTCGCGAAGCAAACACATTAGGAACCTCTGGTGCTGCTTCTGGCGACATACGTGGATTCCAAAACATCGCATTTCCAATCGTTCGTCGTGTATTCGGTGGATTGGTTGCTAACGACCTTGTGTCCATTCAGCCAATGTCACTTCCAAGTGGACTTTTGTTCTACTTAGATTACACTTACGGATCTGCAAACGGTGAAGTTGACACAGGTTCAGATGATGCTGCTACTTACGCTGCTGGACAATCAATCTACAACTCACCTACTGGAAAGTCTGTACGTGAAGGATCTTATGCAGTTGGCGGTCAATATGATCTTGCCGGCTCTGGTTTCTCTCGTCGTCACGCTGAAGTAGAATTTACCGGTGTCGATGCAGCTGCATCTCTTGAATTCGGTATTGTAGCTTCTAACGGAAAATGGGAAAAAGGAAACATCATCACTTCAGCTACTCAGTTGACTGGTGCTGCTGGTCGATTCTTGCAGTTTGATCCACAGGTAACTACTGCTCTTGAGGCTGGTACTATTTCTCACGTGCAATTTGCTCGTGTAGCTGTATCACACTTGACTGGTTCTGGTTTCTCTGCAGATCTTACCATGGTCAAAGACGTCGCTCTTTCTATGGATGATGCATCTACTATTAATATCGATGGTGTGGCTCCTGAGGTCGTACCTGCTACTTTCCAAGCTGGAAACGGTATTCGTAACTTGCGTCGTTTGAACCAATTGGTATCTATTCCGTCAACAAACGTTGTTTCTGCAGCGCCTTTGGCTACTACATCCACATCTGATGCATATGTTCTTATGACATTGATCGGTACTGGATCTGCTTCTAGAACTGGTACTGGCGGTTCTGGTGCTCTTGGCGGCGACGTGAATGATGATGTTAACGTATCATTCGTTCTCGGTTCTGATCTTGATATCGACAGCACTGTCGGTGATGCATTAACTATTCCTGCTTTCGAGTCTAACTTAGGACTCGGTTCAGCTCAAGCTCCAGTTATTCCTGAAATCGACATCAAGATTGAATCTTTGTCTGTAACTGCTGTAACTCGTAAGTTGCGTGCACGCTGGTCTCCAGAGCTTGCTCAAGACTTGAACGCGTACCACTCATTGGATGCAGAAGTTGAATTGACTCAGATCCTTTCTGAGCAGATCGCTCTTGAACTTGATCGCGAAATCTTGAACGACTTGTTGACTCAAGCTAACGGTGCTAATTTCTTCTGGTCACGTGCTCCTGGTAAGTTCGTAAACAAAGAAACTGGTGTTGCTGCTAACCAGGCTTCTTCATTGGCTGGCGGTCCTTCATTCACTGGTACAGTACGCGAATGGTACGAGACTCTTATCGAGACTATCATCGACGCTGCTAACACTATTCATCGTAAGACTCTTCGTGGATCTGCTAACTTCATCGTGGTTGGACCTGATGTTGCTACTATCCTTGAAAGCTCTGTATTGTACAAGCCTGTTTACAGCCTTGACGGTGACGGACAAGCTGGCGCTGGAATGACTATCGGTGCTGAGAAAGTTGGTTCATTGTCTAACCGTTTCACAGTTTACAAAGATCCTTACTTCCCACGTAACAAGATCCTCGTTGGATACAAAGGTGGATCATACCTCGAAACAGGTTATGTCTATGCTCCTTACGTTCCTTTGATTGTTACACCTACAATCTTCGCTCCTGAGGACTTCACTCCTCGTAAGGGTGTGATGACTCGTTACGGTAAGAAGATGGTTCGTTCAGACTTCTACGGAACTGTAACTTGTTTGGATATGAACATTATCTAATCTGATTAGAGTGTTCTAAACACGGAGGCCGCACTTTTGTGCGGCCTTTTTTATTATAAAAATAAAATAACTTGGGTATTATATTGGGTAATCGATAATTACTATTAAGCCCCTAGCACGGACATAAGGCGGACCCCACACGCTCGCTAGGGAATCATGTGGACAAGTAATCTCAAAACATTTTAAGGAGAAAAATTATGCCAAAAGTACAAGTGACTAAGACCAAAGGTCTATTTCAACAAACAAGCACAACAGGCCCAGTGAACAATGCATTGTCATTAGGTGATGGTGTTAATCTTGCTTTCACATCAACCCAAGCAATGACAGCTCCAGCCGCTGGAGCAGCAGCTGAAGCTTCCAGAATCTTGGTTGGTTCAAACCTTGTGACAGTGACTCAAACTAACGATGCGGACGATAGAATTTATCTTCCTAGCCCAGACCTAGTTCCTTCCGGATGGACATGTCTTATTGTAGATCTTTCAGGCGGCTTTGAACTTTCTGCAGAGGGAGATGGAACAACCGCTACAACAATTAACAATGTGGCTGTCACCAATGCCGGGGGCGTTGTTGCGGCAGAATTAGCTGTTGCCGCCAATGCGATGCTTTGGGCAGTGAAAACTGGAGATAACGCATACCACGTGACTTCCGTTGCAACTGTTGTACCTGATAGCGTATAATAGTCTAAATTAGACAGTAGATAATAATCAACCACCCTTCCTTGATTGGTTGGGTGGTTTTTTATTAGATTTTATAAAAGTGAAACATACTTATAGAAGATAGCATTTAATATACCCAGAACAGGAGAGAAAAATGGCTACATCAAAAAAGACAACTACTAAAGCTGCTGCACCTAAGGCAGACGCTGTTGCCGCTCACGGACACGCTGAACTTGAAGCAAAGGTCACTGGTTTGGAAAAGCTAGTTGAGGAACTTAAGAAAGAATTAAAAGAACATTGTGCTAAGTCTGAAAAAGAACATGCTGAATTGGCTGCTAAATGCGAAGCAAAAGCTTCGGGTGGCGCTGCAGCTGTTGATCCACGCGTTGATAAAATGTGGAAATGGCTGAGAAAAGACAGAATCTTTCGCTCTGAAAATTAATCATAATAACCGATCGTATGTAAACAATACAGAATATCGGTTATTATGGCCGATATTTTTTTTTATTTTTTTTTATTCATGTTAGAGAATCGTCACGTGTAAGTTTTGCGGATAGAAAGTTATCCTTATAGAAACTAGTTCAGGGTTGTTTGGGATTTATATGCATAATTATAAACGAACATGAATGGAGAAAAAACGTGGCAACATTTGCAAACACTGTAAGTCCAACTCCTTTTGGAGTATTCGATTCCGACACAGACTTCCAATCTGACGCGGATTCTATGATTACTTTTGTAAAAAGAAAGCTGGGTGACGACGTATTAAGCGTCGAGTTAACTTCAAAACAAGTATGGATGTGCTTTGAGGAATCTGTCTTTGAATATAGTAAATATATAAACGAATACATGACAAAGTCCCAATTGGGAAACTTAATGGGCGCAGCAACAGGATCAATGTCTGGATCAGAGAATAAGCTGCCAAGAGAGACTTTAGAATTTCTCATGAGAAAAGCTGAACCGTATGCATCACATGCAGCTGTCGGAGGATCTCATAACATTGTGTCCGGATCGATAACTCTTTCCGGATCAAAACAGGACTATGACATACACACGGATCTTAAGGATCCTACAACCGGTACCGCGTTATTTGATAATCAGTCATCCGGGGCAAAAACAAAGTTAAGAATATTCGATATATATCACTTTTCAGCTCAGGCAGCCTATCGATTCTTTGATACAACATCAGCAATAAATTATCTTAATAACGAGTTTTCTTTTGAGTCATTCACTCCAGAGACAGTTTTCTATGTTCTTCCAGTTTTTGAAGACGTCTTAAGGCAACAGCAGATGGACACATCGAATAGAGTAAGAAGATCAAATTACTCATATGAGCTTATTGGTACTAAGTTAAGAATCTTTCCTAAGCCATCATCTCGTATTGACGGGCAAAAATTATGGATCCGCGTCGGTTATGCTATGGACGGTTTAAGTCCAGCGTACCAAGACGATTCTATATACGGAGTTTCAGGTCCTCAGAATGTACCTTTCGGAAATATAGAGTATGCTAAGATCAACTCAATGGGTAAACAGTGGATCAGGCAATTCACGTGCGCTTTAGCCAAAGAAGTTTTAGGTCAGGTGAGGGGCAAGTTCTCTTCTATTCCTATTCCTAATGGAGATTTAAGTTTAAACGCATCTGATCTAAAAAGCGAGGCATCTTCAGAAAAGGATCGTTTAAGATCAGAGTTAAAAGAAATGTTAGATGGTCTGACTTATGATAAGTTGCTTGAAGCTCAGGCGGCTGAGGCTGAGACACTGACCAGAATATTAAAGTTAGTTCCTATTCCATTCGGCAAGTCAATCATGATAGGATAGGAGATCACGCATGGCTAGATTATTTATAACAGCAAGAGAGATAGATTTTATATCTGATGTAACAAAAGAAATTACAAAGGATGTAATAGGTCAAGTAATTTATTACTACAAGCCTAGGCTAGATTTATCAGACGCTGAAAATGTATATGACGAAATGACTGAGAGAGTATTCGATCCACCGGTAGAAATCGACTGTAGAGTACAGTGGAACCCATCGGAAAAATTAACTGATCGTTACGGTCATCAAGCTTTATCCTCGATCGAGATATATCTTCATTATAGAGATCTTATCGATCGCGGTATAGTTGTAGAAGAAGGTGATTTCTTTCAGTTTGGCGATACTTTCTATGAGATGACGACTGTTAATACAGACAAGATCATGTTTGGATTAGTTGAACATATCACTGGCTATCGTATTGTCGGAAAGCAGGCAAGAAAAGGTCTTATTGATAAACCGATAAATGGACCAACCGGCGAAGAATATACTGACGAAGGAGCTGTACAGAACACATTCATACAGCAACGCGGTGACGCTGCAAAGGATGATAAAAGACAGCTTGTTTCTGATGGAGTATTAGATTCAAGATTAGGATCGGCTCAAACAGTCAAAAAGTCTGGTAGCGCTAAATCCTCTTTTTACGGGGATGAGACATGATATACAAAAACCAAAAGATAAATGCGGCATTGTTTAATATAGAGGAATTCCAGGAATTACCTTCTTGTGGAGTAGAGGACTTGGATAAGGCGGTTTATGATTTATTCGCAGAAAAGCTACCGTTTTATTATAGAACAAAGGACACACAAGAAAGAATGCCGGCAATATTCGCTTCTGGCGAAAGAGCGGTCATGCTTAAAAAAAGAAGGGCCCTGAGAGACCATACGGGCGCTTTAATTTTGCCGGTTATATCAGTATTAAGAACAGGTTTAGAACAGGATCCTGAGGGCTATGGATTAACTCCTAGTGGTGAAGAGATGTTGCTCAAGAAAAAAATCTATAAATCGAACGACGAATATAAAAGAGAGAAAAACTTTGAAGGTCTTAAAAACGCGGACTACACAATTAAAGAAAACGTAAAAGACGGACATTTTTCTAAACGTGAGTATCACTTAGGGGACAGTCATCCATCGATACGAAAAAATTCTCAGAACATATATGAGTATTATACAATGCCAGTTCCAAGATTTTTCAAGTGTACGTATGAGATAACGTTTTGGTGTCAGTTTCAGAAGCAGCTTAATGCCGCGCTTGAGGCTTTAATGGATTTCTATAACACACCAGCTCGAGCTTTTACTTTAGAGACTGAAAAGGGATATACGTTTACCGCAAATATTGACGGAGCAATTTCTCAAGATAACAACGTTGATTCTTTAACGGACGCCGAAAGAATCGTAAAAGCGTCAATTAATTTAACTAGTTACGGATACATTATTAATCCGGATTATCCAGGTTCTATTTCTTCCGTTAAGAGATACGTCACCCAACCAAAGATAGTTTTCGAGACTAATATAGGTACCGTACCTCAAATTTTAAAATCTTCTGGGTTAACCAGCAATGATCCTAATAATTATATTGAGGAAGACTGGGCTGACGAATTTGGTAATTTACCAGGTTCTGGTTTAGGCAACACTGTTTTGAATGAAGAAAACGAGGCTGATGTGACAATCGGAAATACAAACAAGCTAGTTACAAATCGATACGTGTTAGAGACAAAAGATCCAGTTACAGGAAAAACAACTACCGAAGAGTACGTTATCAAAGACGTTAACAAACGAAACGGTGAAATAGTGTTAAGACAAATAAGGGTTTTATAGTCTACAAAACATATTTAATAAAGATACAATAGGAGATTATTCAAATGGCTGAACAAACATTCAAAAGTGCAGGTTTTTTCGATTTCGAAACAGAAATAAGCCGTACAACTTCAGCGGCATCAGGAGTTCCGATGGCTGTCATCGGTACTGCGAAAAAAGGCCCTGCTTTCACTCCAGTCTATTTTGGCATGCCCTCTGGCGCTTCGACCGTTGGCGACCAATTAAGAAACTTCACGGAAAAATTTGGAACTATTAAGCCTGATCAATTCGGACCTTATGCTGTTAAAGCATGGTTTGAACAAGGGGTAAGTTTCACAAATATTTCTAAATCAGCTCAATACCTTAGAGTTTTAGGAGCCGGCGCAAATAACCAATCCAGTGATTACACCGCAACATCAAATTACGGATTCGTAAAGAACGCTGGTTTTAAAGTACACCACCCTAACTCAACAGCACAAACCCACGGTGGCCCGGGCACTTCTGACGCTTTCGGCACAAGTCATGGTGGTCAAAGAGCTTCTAAAGGTACAACTTACTTTTTGGCGGCAAGGCATGAAATCTCTGCCAATGCTGACATTGGTCTTCCACATTTCACTGATAACAATTCTTTTAAAGGCGTGGCTTCATCCGGGGCTGACGATATTAATCTCATTAGAGCAATGCTTTTCACTCCAACAGGATCTGCTCTTTTAGTTGCGGATTACGATTCAGTTAATGTTCGAGTACCAACAAATGGTATCGGTGCGGGTATCTTCGCTAGTGGTCAATCTGGTCTCTCTTCGGGATCTGTATCTACTAAATCTACTAGCTTATTCAAACTAGTTGTTTCTTCATCGGACGGTACATCCTTTGCGAACGATGACGGAAACGCCGGTGTTAAGATCTATACATGTTCTTTAAACCCAGACGCGGACGAGTACATCGGAAACGTTCTCAACACAGATCCATATCAAATGGCTGCAAAAGGTCACTATCTATATATCGATTGGCCTCTAACAACCGCAGTGGCTCCTGTAAAAACAGATATTAGTACAATTGCGATTATGTCTGGTTCTGGTGAAGACGCGGGAGTTGGTTTATCAGCTTCAGATGGCGTTTTAGCTTCTCTGTTAAACGAATATCAGAACCTTTTTGGAAGATTTGATACCCGATATAAGACAGCTAAGACTCCATATATTATTTCTCAGCCATATGGTAAAACCGAACATAATCTTTTCTACTTCGAAAATCTATCAGATGGCGCATCTGGAAACACAAATTACAAAATCTCTATCCAGAACATTAAGGCATCGATCGATCCAACAAATATTTATGGCACATTCGATGTTATTCTTCGTGATTTTTCCGATACAGATACCGAGCAGAACGTTCTAGAAAGATATTCGAACGTTTCTCTTAATCCAGATGCAGATAACTTTATCGGAAAAGCGATTGGAGACGTAAAAGAATCATACAACTTTGATGTAGCTCCAGATAAGAGAAGATTTACTTCGGTCGGCGCTAATCCTCTTAAGTCTCATCGAATCAGAGTCGTCGTATCCAATAAGGTTAAGGCAAAAATGGTTCCACCATCCGTATTACCTTTTGGATTTAGAGGAATTCCTACAATCAAGACTGCACCTGGCATTAGAGATCGATCTTCCCTTGGGGATGACGACGCAGCTGCAGGAATAGCTTTAGGAGATCTTCCAAGATTAGCTCCTTTCTTTACAGGATCTACGATCGATATTCAAGATTCAGCTACGGGATCATTTGGTGATATCGATACAACTCACAAGCTTGGGTTAACTGGATCGATTGTTCCTCCTTTACCATTCAGGTTTAAACAAGCAAGAGGCAATAATCTATTTTCTTCAAGTCCGTCCTTCATTGGTCAGCCTGGTGATGAAACTTTGGCAGATTCTAGATTATATTGGGGTGTACAATTTGAAAACCAAAGATCAGCTCTTCAGCCATGGTCTCCTGGAACGGACAGTTCTCTTGCGACAGTAAACGGAATCATTGAATCTTACTCTAAGTTCCAAGGTATCTCTAAACTTCGCACAGTGTACACTGGTTCAGCAGTTGACGACTTTAATAACAATAAATTCAGTTTATCAAAAGTCGCTTTGGTTAACCAACTGACGTCAGCCGGCGCATTACAAAACATCACTGCTTCTGCCGCGACACACATTAGAGATGCAGCATATATCAGAAACGGCGTTGTTAATCAAACAAACTACACTGTATACGATAGAGTCTTACAAAAAGACCGAGTTACCCTCGCAACTCTATTAGCGAAAGATAAAAAGAAATTTAATAAGTTCTCTGGATACACCAAGTTCAATACAGCTTTCTACGGTGGTTTCGACGGACTCAACATATTCGATCGTGACGCTTACGAAATGAATGATAAGGCAACATCAACCGAAGCTGGAGGTTTTGCTAGAAACATCACAGGCGGGACAGGTGTTACCGGTTCGGACAACGGTACTTTAATGGGTAACGGAATTAACAATAACGCGATTCAGTCATATCGAGCAGCTGTAGATATAGTAAATGATCAGTATCGATCGATCCATCACATTCTGTCCATACCAGGAATCAGAGAGCCATTGATTACTGATCATGCATCTGAAAAGACGTCTGGTTATCAAATGGCAATGTACATTATGGATATTCCAAACTATGATGAAGACGGTACAAGACTTTATATTGAAGACACTACAGTTCCTTCGGTTGTGCAGACAATAAGTAAATTTGAAGCTAGAAACTTAGATAACAGTTACACTGCGACTTATTTCCCTGACGTCATCATTGACGATCAGATTAACGGAAATAGAAGAACTGAAGTGCCTGCATCGATTGCGGCTGTAACAGCATACTCTTATAGTGATTCTTCTCGCGGCGGTTCTGTTTGGTTTGCTCCAGCAGGTTTTGATCGTGGGTCTTTAAGCCCGGTAAAAAATACTACTGTGAGATTAACAACATTGGATCGCGATGAGCTCTATGAAGCAAAAATCAATCCGATTGCAAACTTCCCAGTCGTTAATCCTGGTTTTGTAGAGTATAAGATCTGGGGTCAAAAAACCCTTCAATTAAGACAGTCTTCATTAGATAGAGTCAACGTAAGAAGAATGTTACTTGAGGTTAAGAGACAGATTCTTCAAATCTCAAGAAGACTGCTCTTCAAGAGAAACAATCCTCAGATTCGTACGAAATTTATCAGCGCGCTTTCGCCTAAATTATCTTTTATACAATTGAATCAGGGAATTGAGTCGTTCAGAATAATTATGGATGATAGCAACAACACATTAAGAGATCAGAAAAATTACACACTCAATGGAAAGGTAATCATTGTGCCAACAAGAACAATAGAATTTGTTAGTATTGACTTTATCATCGATCCAGACGGCGTAACATTCCAATAGAATAACAGGAGAAATTTAAATGTCCATTATAATAAATGAGGTAGACAATTCAAGTCCAACAGCTGTTGAGACGTTTGCGGGGATTCCGGCAGCAGTTATTGGTACTGCTAAAACCGGTCCGGCTTTCGTTCCTCAGTTGGTTAATTCTGAGGGGTCTTTCAACGAAACATTTGGAGATGTCGATAGTGCCCACTGGGGTTCGGTTGCTGTAAGAGCATGGTACAATGAAGCTCAAGCAAACGCTGGACTAGTATATCTTCGTGTTCTAGGAGCTGGTGACGGTAAAAAGAGAACTACTAACAACAGAGTTAATAGAGCCGGATTTGTCGTTGGTTCGAAAAACGTACGAAACGAGAACGAAAAAGATCTTTATTCTTCTGTTACGGTTGGAGCTTTAGCTGCCAACCCATATGCAAATGAAACGTTTGCTACTCGAGGTACCGGCGCTGCTGGTAGAACATACTTTCTATCTACTATCATGTCTCAATCTGAAGGATCAACATATTTGTCAGACGCTGGTTTGAGTGGAACAAGAGACCCGATTCTAAGAGCTGTTATTCTTGTTGCTTCCGGAGTTCAGTTGCAACTTTCCGGATGGAGACCAGGTGATTCTGGTGAAAACCCGTTATCTGGTTCTGCTCATGCAATGGGAGGCATTTCTGGATCCGCAGGAAATGAGGATGCTGGAAACTGGATTGGAGCATATAGTGAATCTGATCAATCGGTAAAACTGATATTAAACGGCCTCAAGGATTCAACTTCTAGAGTTATTAACTTTGGATTAAATCCGGATAATGGCGGATATTTGGGTAGTGTTAACATGGACCCAGAAAAGTTTGATGAAGCAGGGCACTACCTCTATGCACACTATCCTGTTCCATCAGCTCTTGCTGTACCATCAGAATTAAGTGAGATTCACACTTTTACACAGAAAGATTTAGATCAGAGTAACCAACCGATTGGCCTCGCAAAAAGATACTTCCATAACGTTCTTCTTACAACTGGATCAGCTTCTAGAAACGAATACGGTGCTAGCGGTTATGTTCCAAACTACGAAGGCTGGGAAGATCGATTTTCAACGCCGTTTACTCCATGGGTAATATCGCAGCCTGTCGGAGGTACAGAAGTTAAACTGTTCAGATTTCACGCTCTAGATGACGGTCAGGGAACAGAAGATCAATATTTTGCGCAAATATCGAATATTATCTATCCTACAAATAGTGACGAGTATGCTAAATTTAAGCTCACAGTAAGAAGATATGGTGTGCAGAATTCTACAACGGCAACTCAACCGATTCCTGACGATAACAGTATACTTTTTGAAAAAGATAACTTAACTTTAGATCCAAACGATACAAATTACATCGCGCGAGTTATTGGCGATTATCACAGATACTATAACTTTGACGTAAATACTGACGAGCAAAAGTTAGTATTGGCCGGAATGTACGAAAACACAAACAAATACTTCAGGGTTGAAGTTGCTGCTGACGTAGCGAATGGAAAGACCGCTAAGGATCTAGTTCCTTTCGGCTATCAAGGAATGCACCATTTAGTTACTTCAGGTTCTAGCGAGATGCTTTCTGATATTCAAGCCGGCGAAAAATGGTATGAGCCAAATCTTTACGGAGAGGCCGATCATACAGATGGTTACCCAATTCTTTCCGGTGGGTTTGCAGGAATAGGCCAAGGAATGATTGTTCCTCCGGTACCAATGAGAACTAAGACCAAAAATCAAAAAAATTCGGAAACGCTTTTCCCATGGGGTGTTCGATTTGACAGACCAGGTACAGGCTTCTTGTACACCGACGAAGGTGATTCTACCGCAAAGAGTTTAACTGGAAACAATCAAGGATCTGCTGCCGATCAAAAGGTAAATAACTCTAGTAACCTTTGGGCCGCCGGCAAGGAAATGGATTTGATTAGACAGTTAAACAAATTCTATCCTTCGTATTCTGTTTCCCCAATGTGGGTTGGTGATAATGCAGGTGTTGCAAATACTGCGAACGGCGCTGTTTTGGATTCTGATGCATTTAACAACAATAAGTTTTCTCTTAGCAAAGTATTGGTTGCAACTAAAACCGTCAATTCGGTTGCAGTCCCGGATGATACTAGATGGCACCAGGCTTATTATGTAAGAGATGGAGTGGATCCAGTCACTTCCGGATTTAGATTCCTTCAGGCATCTGATTTGAAATCTGCAAACGACACACAGCGTTTTACGGAGTTTATATTGCCTTTCCAGGGTGGATTTGATGGATTGAACATCTTTGATAAAAATAAGTCAGAAATGAACCACTGGGCAGCACACTTCGAGCAAGAAAACTCCTCAACCCAGGGCGGTTTACTAGGTCCAACGGTCGCATCTTATAGAAAGGCAATCGATATTATTGCAGAAAAAACGGATGTCGATATCAATGCATTGGCTATCCCTGGTCAAAGATCATCATTTATTACAGAGTATGCATCAAATAAAATGGAAGAAAGATTTGATGCCATCTATTTAATGGATATTGAGCTTTGTGATTCATTCGGTTCTGGTGCAGGAAATATTCTTTTCGATGGAAATGATGCATCTGTTCTTGATCCGGAAGGAACACGCTTTGTTGATACAGCAAAAACAATTGAAAGATTTGCTGCTAGAGGACTTAATAGTTCATTCTCTGCCGCATATTTTCCGAATGTTTCATTTAACTTTAACATCGGCACGTCTATCGCATCGTATGATGACGCACCAGCTTCTATTGCTGCTTTGGCTGCATTCGCTAGAACAGATCGAAGAGAAGGAGCTTGGGGCACACCGGCTGGATACGACAACGGAAAACCTGACGCTCTTATTAATGCAGCTTTGAGACTAAATGCAAAAGACGCCAAGGATTTGGCAGTTAACGCAATTAATCCGATTGTTATCTTTAACGATAACGTTAACCCTCAGCAGTTAACTCAGACAGATCTAGGTACCGCAGGAACCGGAATTATTAACGGTCAAAGAACTTTATTAAATAAAGATTCTGCATTATCTAGATTAGACGTTCGTAAGTTAATGGTATACATTAGAAGACAGACTAGAAACATTGCTTATAGTTATATCTTTGAGCCAAACCAAAGTTCTGTGCTTTCAAGATTCTCACAAGAAGTTGAAGTACTTCTAGAATCATTGGTTACCGCTGGAGCTGTTGCTCAGTATAGAGTAGTTATCGATGAGACAACAACTTCACAGGCGGATATTGAGAATAATACTGTTCGAGGAAAAGTTTTCGTTCAACCGTACAGAAGCGTTGAAATAATCGCGATAGATATTAACATAAATAATTCAGATCAAGCATAATTAAGAATATAACAATCAGGAGAAATTCAAATGGCTGAAACATTAGACGTTGCAAGCATGCTTCCCAGGAAGTTCGAGCCCAAATACAACAATAGATGGATCTTTGCTCTAGAGGGTATTGATGCATACTTAATCAAAACTGCAAACAGACCAAGTATTTCGATATCACCAGTGACTATCGATTACATGAATTCACAAAGACATGTTGCAGGTAAATCTACATTTGGTGATTTATCTATAACTCTTCATGATCCACTCGCACCATCAGGTGCTCAGCAAGTCATGGAATGGGTAAGAACTCACTATGAATCCGTATCGGGAAGAGCTGGTTACGCAGACTTCTACAAAAGAGACGCACAGCTTAAACTAGTTGATCCGATCGGTACAGTAATCGAATTGTGGGATCTAAAGGGATGTTTCTTGACCCAAGCTGATTTTGGTTCTTTAGCTTATGGCGGCCAGGACATGCTAGAAATATCCTTAGGGATTAAATTTGACAATTGTGTTTTACAATACTGATTTCTTCTATTAAAATTTTATACAATGACGGCATTTCTTGTATGATCTACATATGAGGAATGTCTCTAATTGAATATAAATACTTAGTGGAGAAAAACAATGAGTCAAAGAAAAGGTAACGACGTGTTCTCTGGACAAGGAGATGACGGTAAAATCGGCAGCGGCTGGCAGGGAGACTCCCATGATATTCTCAAGGATACATTTGGGCTAACTATTCCAACAGAGCTAGCGCCTCTTCCATCTAAGGGTATTGTATATCCAGAGGGACATCCTCTTCATCTTAAAGAGGCCATTGAAATTAGGGCAATGACCGCAAGAGAAGAAGATATCCTAACCAACAGAGCTTACATTAAGCAAAAGTCGGTTATTAATGAGTTGATTAGATCCTGCTTGATCGATAAGAGAATCAACCCGGAAGACATGATAGCCGGTGATCGTAATGCTGTGATGACGTCACTTAGAATCACAGGTTATGGTCCTGAATATGACGTTGAGATCGATTGCCCTAGCTGCGGGGAAAGATCGAAGCAGGAATTTGACTTGGCCGGCTTGCCAATCAAAAATTTTGAGCATGATCCCATTGCTGTCGGAGCAAATTCTTTTGAATTTAAACTTCCATTGACAAAGCATACTATAAGATTCAAGTATCTTAACGGTCATGAAGAAAAAGAAATTAGCGTCATGGAAGAAAGACTTAAGAAAAAAGGTATCGATCGTAGAAACTTAGTAACCCAAAAATACCAATCTCAGGTTATTTCTGTTAATGAGATTACTGATAAAGTAAAGGTGCAAAAGTTCTGCCAGAATATGCCGGCTCGTGATTCTTTGGCATTAAGAAAGTTTATGGACGCTAATGAACCAGGTATTGAAATGAAATCTCATATGCAATGTCCTCATTGTTATGAGGAATCGGAGGTGCGCCTTCCTATTGGCGCAAGCTTTTTTTGGCCTGACGCATAACGATAAAGAGATATATCTCGAGCCGATATTTTACTTGGTATATTATATGGGGATGACATACGCAGAAGCATACAACATGTCTATATGGAAAAGAAAATGGTATTTAGAGAGAGTAATAAAAGAGATTAAAAAAGCAAACGGTGATTCAAAGGGTAACTCTACAGAGTCCAGAGGATTGTCTAACAAGTTAAGGCCGACCGGCCCTCAAAGAACTAAAAGATTTACATAATTAGAATTTAAATAGTTTGGAGTAACTGACTAAATTTGTTTCCGGGATTTAAATCGCAATGGAGCATTTAATTAAAATAGAGAAAGACAAGCGCTAAGGTGAAAGACGTTGTACCCGGAAGTAACGTTTAGTAACCATACTCTCAATAAAGGCGGTATACCATGGCAAAAAATAACGAAACAATCGAAGGGTTAGTGGTACTAGAGTATTTAAATTTAGGCATAATGCCTTTTTATCCTAACCAGCCTGGTATTGTCACAGCTGATAAAAAAGCTAAAAGAAGGTTTCGAAAAATATGGCGAAAGGTAGCTTCAGATCGAAAAGTTCTAGAACACTATGTAATCCTAGAAGGGAAAAGTCATCCGTCAAAATCAAAGCTTTGGCGTAGAAAAAACCTGGTTCATTCTTGGATTACAGGCAGAGTAAAGAAAAAATACGATATATCTTTAAGGGAGAATTTATGATCGATTCATTGAATGCTGCAAAAGACGATTGTTGTTATTTTTTGTTAAGAAATGACAGTAAAATCAGGTTTGGTACAATTGTAAAAGTTATAGCAAACGAATCAGCGGTCATGGTTGTTGATGGACAGGAAGGTGGATGTTATGTCGTATGGGAAAAAAATGCGGCATGGGATGAAAAAGAATTAAAAGGGCAGAAATGGGAAAAGCCACATAATTATATTCGTGAAATACCCAAGGAGAATTCAGATGAAAAAGAGCCTTCTGAAAGAGTCAGTAATGTTCGTGACGGGAAGAAGAAAACAACTAAACCTAAACGGACCAAAAGAAAAAGTACAAGCATTTCTAAGCGTACTAGTCGCAAGTCGTGATTTATACGAAGCGTTGCATCAAAAGAATGTTACCTTGACCGAGATAAAAGAACTATCTGCAAGCAAAGATGCATTGGCTGAAAGATATAAGACTAAAACAGGGAAAGATTGGCCACTGTAAATTTTATGTTTTAGAATACTTATACTATATTAAGGTTGGAGTGTTCTAAAAAATGACTAACGAAGAAATGGAATCGCAGATAGCTCTTCAAGAAAGGATGAATGAGCTTCTTCGGCAGCGAACTGAGCTACAAAATCAGTCTACAGATCGAACTAGAACTCAAACTCAAGTTCAGTCTGATTTTTTTAACATGTTCAATGAAGGTGCTGATTCTGTAAAATCTGCAACCAATAATCAGACTGATTTAGCTAGTGCGCTTGACGAGGTTGCTAATTCTACAGAGCAAACCACTGAGCAGGCTGGTTTTATGGATAAGGCAATGCTTTTCTTGAGTAAGTCAGTGGCGACTGTGAAAACAGGTTTTGAATCATTGATGAAGGTGCTAGGGCCTCTGTATCGATTAATCACACTTCAGGATGTTTTTGGATTTCTAGGAAAACAAACAGGGAAGGCTGCTCGTAACGCCGGCAACGCATTTGAGTCATACCAGAAGTTTAAGGATACTTTAGGCATAATGCCAAAGACCATTTCAAAGTTTAATGCATTTGTCAAAGAATCATCCAAGACTCTCGCAAATGCCGGAGAGACTGTCGGAGCCTTTGCTGGAATTGAAGTCGGTGATGTCACAAATAAGTTTCTGGGTTACGCGTCCGAAATGGGCGTTGGTTTTGACCTGTTCATGGATAAAGCCAAAGGAGCTTACGGAGAAATCATTGCATTTAAGGAAGGCCTAGGTATGTCTATGGATGCATTAGAAGATTTAACGTATAGATTCGGAACAGCGTCATTTCCAGATTTTGCTAAGCAGCTCGTCGGTGGCGCTGATGATTTAGGCCTAAGTTTGAAAAACGTCTCAAAGAACTTTGACGCTGCAATTAAGGATTCCAAAAACTTTGGATACATGACGAGAAAGGAACTTACCGCAACTTCTTTGTATGCAACGAAACTTGGTATGGAAATGAGCGATCTGGCATCTTTCGGAAATAAATTCGATACGTTTGAAGGTGCAGCTGAATCTGTTGGAAAGCTAAGCGCTGCATTCGGTATTCAGTTAGATACTTTAGACATGGTTATGGAGGATAATCCGGCCAAAAAACTCGATATGGTTCGTGAGGCATTAGAAAAGTCCGGAAAGTCTATGGATACAATCTTAGGAGACAGAAGACAGGCGCAGTATTTGGCTGACAGCATAGGATTGCCTATTGCGCAACTCGAGAAATTAGCGTCAGTATCAACAGACGAATTTGGTTTCACAGATGCATTGGATTCAGCTGCAGAGGCTCAAGAGAATATGAGTGAGCAGGAAGCCTTGAACATGATTGCGGAAAACATTAGAGACATAAAGAACAGTATGTCGGGGTTTGATAAGCCGCACAGTAGTTTTCTTGGCGCTTTGACATCCGGATTTCAAGATGCTTTCGAGCATACTGCTGCATACAAAAAATTAATCGGTAGCATGCATGATTCTTTTACATCATTCTATAAAGTAGGTACAAAAATAGCGGATCTTGTAGGGAGATTATTTTTTGATCCGAGCCTTGTAGGTCAAAAAGGAGAGGATAAAAAAGTCATGACCGCTGAGGACGCACCTCTATTTAAATATTTCTTTAAGCCCTTTATAGAGTATTTCGATGCGATGAAAGGAGCTGCCGAAACGCTTATGGCAGATGGCGGTCCCCTGGAAAAAGTTTTTGGTTATCTAAGAAGCATTATGGACCCGGAAAAGTTTGGTCCAGCTAATAAAGATTTTAACATTTTTGACACTCTTTTTGCACCATTCAAAGATGTGAAAAAGCCGTCTTTGCTTACTCCAGCAATACAAAAGGGGTTAGTAAAAGTTGTTGAAATTTTGGCTGTAGCACTTGGTGACGCATTTAGATTTATTGGAAACAGGGCATTGGCTTGGGTGGATGGGTTATTAAAGCCGGTTAGCAAAACAGAATTAGAAAACGAGACATCATTTCTAGAGACAATGACCGGTCTAGGAAAATTAATTGCTGAAGGCTTTGGTGATATGATGTCTAACCTCTCTGCAGCTTCAGGGGGACTTAGAGTTTATTTCTTCGGTGGTACATCGGGAAATTATACGGTTGCAAAAGAAGATTCTTTGTTTTATAAACTTTTTGGTGGAGCAAAGGAAGATATTGACAGGGGTTTCGAAGAAACCGGTTTATTTAGCGAAATAGTTTCTGGACTAGCTCAGGGTCTAGCACAAATGATGGGTAATGAAAAACTAAATGAAGTATTTGGTAAGGGTGGAGTTGGTTTAGGAAAAAAATTCAAATTCATGTATTTACAATTAAAAAAGACCGCGCTAGAAGGATTAGCTGATTTCATCAGCGAAATGGCAATGGTAGGACAGGAAATGCAAACAAAGGCATGGAATGGCATGTCAGGCCCCGAGCAGTTCGCCTTTGCCCAATTACCCGAAAAAGCCCAAGCGTTGTATAACCCCGCATACTTTTTCGGTGGAGTTTTAGCATCGATGTCTGGGGGAGGAATAGAGCAAACGTTTAGAGATGCTGCATCAAACACCGGAAAAGAATTAAAAAGCCTAGAAAAAGAAATGAATAAGATGGCTAAAAGAAATGCCGATTTTGTTAGAACCGCAGCCCAGGCCGGCTTACCTACAGATGCAGCCGCGGCAGTGAAAAAGCTTAAAGAACAGTACACTGACGGATACGTTATTGATGACGGTACAGCGCAAGAACTTATTGAAGTTAACGATAGGAACCTAGAAAGAATCATGAATCATCTTGCCGACAAAATGTACGTCGATAACGTTGCAAACGAAGCTTATAACGCTCAAAGTGAAATTGCAGTGGCCTTACGTGACGGATTTATAACCGGTACTCAGGGATCTGCCGAGCTAACTGAAGAGGCTACGGCAGCTCTGATGGAAGGTAACCTAAATAAAGCAAAAGAAATCTTAGGTGTACAGTCTCCTTCGACAGAAATGTATGAGATCGGTACGTATATGGCCGACGGCCTCATAGCCGGTTTCTTTGGTGATGAAAGATTAATCGGAGGCTCGGAAGCAACTGGGTTTATTAATAGATTTAGTGAGCAAATGGCTTCTGTTTCACAACTGATAGAAGATACATATGAAGACATCAGTACCGCATCTGTGTCTGCAATAGAGGCCAAGCTTGGAAGAGTCGGCGAAATACTAAGCGGTAATAAACCTATGCAGGTTATAGTTGATAATAAACAGCTACAGGTAGTAGTTAATCTAAATGTTAAAATGGATTCATACGACGTTGCAACTGCAATTGCATCAGCTCCTGGTGGATCATATTTTGTTACAAACATAGAAGGAAGAGACGATAAAGCCGACGGCTTTAGAAGTTTGGAATTCGATGACCCAGGAACGTCCAGTGTCTGATAAAAAAACAAATGAAAAGAAGTTTAAAAGTTTTGAGGAAAAAATCTTAGATCAATTTCCGGAAGACTTTAAACCGGATTATAAGCCACAGGATTTCGATGCCGTAAATGATACTGCGCAGGAAATTATTGCTAAAACTGGTGTAAAAGAGATATTTAAGAAAATGATGATCGAGGAATCTGATAAAAAAGGCTTCGATATATTTTGGGATGCGCTAGTAGAAAAGAACGCTGAAAAATTTCATCAACTTCGAGAAGGTTTAAAAGATGATGAACTTCGACGTGAATTACTTAAAAAGATGATTGAGGCAGGAAAATATGGCAAACGAAAATAGTTCAAGTCCGACTAGAGGAGCTGACGGCCGAATTCAGGTACCTGGATCGGATATGCATCCAGATAGAAAAAAGACTCTCCGGGATTATCTTAAAGGCCAGACTGCGGGATCTGATGATATCTCTACTGCGAATGAATTTCCTATTGATGGAGCTTCTGACAGAGATATATCTAACGCAAACCCAGACGGTACACCGGTTGGTCCGGATATCATACAACAGGCTCAGCCTCATTTTTCTTTAAATAACGAGGCGCGAAAAATATTCAATGATATCAGTTCGGGCGCTTTCTTTGATGTTAATCCGGATACCGGAAATCAGATACAGACCATAGCAGAACGAACCGGTATTGATGACGAACCTGGTTTAAAAAACGATCAAAAGTTTGGGCATCAGGCAGGAACAGAGACGTATGTTCAGACCGTTTCAGAACAGGTTTCAAGCGTTTTGCTTAGTAACAGATTTTCACCACCACAAGTTGCCGATGAAACTCAGCTTGAATTTGAGCAAAGAAATCAAAACACGATTGATAATCAAAAATATTTTGGCGATCCTAGTTTGACCAACCAAGAAACACGCCGAAAAATGGCAAAACTAGGTGTTGAATCTGCTATAGCAGCCTCAGGCTTTATAGGTCGCGATCCTGTTGACATAGAAAAAGAAGGCCTTTCGGGCATATGGGCTCAAACGTTTGACACGTTTAACATATCAGATCTGGCCAATATAGGCAATGGTAATTACGGTATAGACAACAATGTTGGTGACAGGCTCAGGGATGGTACGAGAAGAATCTCGGAAAAAGCAGTGTTGCCAACAAGAGAATGGCTAGAAAGGGACAGCGAAATAGAAGTCGATCTTAAATACATAGACAGTGAAGGTCGACCCTCTGAAAATGGGGAAATAGGAGATAAGGAAAATCACGCTTATACAGTCATGAATTCTATGATTAGCCAGTTTATTCAGGAAGAGTTATTTACGAATAGACAGTATATAAACGGTTTGAATTTCATGGCGGCAACGTTTATACAAAACATATTACTAGCAGCCATTTTCGATGCATTACTAGCTCTGGAATTGGCCGTACAAAAAGAAGTAAGACAAAACCTTCGAAGTCAATATGATAACTCGCCGGTACAAATGGCTCGAGGAAAGGCAAGAGGTAATTATGTTCCTCTTTCTGATTTGGTTGGTGGTAATTCCAGCAAAGCTGGTGATATCATGGAATTATTTGGTTTGCCGAATGTCAAGGATCTTTTCAATGGCCCGGCCCTAGTAGAATTTATTCTTAATTTTATGGGAATAAATAAACCTATTCAAGCTAAGACTAATTTAGTAGTGGCCGGATTTAAGCTCGGTGATTTTATATCTTTTGTTCCGTCTTATCTTATTGGATCTCTGCAGACTACTATTTCTGCATTAAAAGATCCTATGTCGGCTGGTTTCTTTTTTAATCTAGGTCGACAGATTGCAAGGAAATCTGCTTTAGAAGCAGCGCCAAGTCCACAAGGCGGTGCATTAGAATACATCAGATATTTTTTCGATCTTAGAGATCAATCAGGTTTTAGATTTTTTGTAACCATGGTTAACCTAGGTGATAATGCTATTGGACAATTCTTTGCAAAGTGGGAAAATTACGGCGGACCAGCAATTCTTAATGAGACAAAAATAGCATGGGGAGCTAGCTCAATGAGTCCGGCCTCTGTGACTGCAACTCCATCGATGTTTTTAATTCCAAAGTCTTTTCGAAACTTTTCCCAAGAAATTGAGTCTGGAGTCGTCGACGCCGAAGGAAATTTTGTTTCTGGTAGATCTTTAAACGGCACGGGGGATACCGATCAATTTTTTAATCCTGAAGGGAATGACAGCAGAATCGACGGTGCTACTGCAGCTTTACTAGAGGAAAAATTAAATAGCGAATACATGCCTTTCTATATAAAAGATATGAGAACAAACGAAATTATATCTTTCCATGCATTTTTAGACACATATTCAGATGGATTTTCTGCAACGTACAGTGGTATTACAGGAATGGGTAGAATAGAACCGGCACATATTTATGAGAGTTCCCAAAGGTCAATAGGTATATCTTTCACTATGATAGCCTTTTCTGAGGAAGACATGGATATGCTGTATTGGAAATTAAATAAACTAGTCACGTTAATGTATCCTCAGTTTTCTAAAGGTACACAGCTTATAGGGCCAGATCAAAAGAAGTTCTACATGCCATTTTCACAAATACCAACTGCTTCTCCAATGGTGAGAATAAGAATCGGAGATATTTTAACAAACAACTTTTCTAAAGCTTCAGCTGCCAGAATGTTAGGAGTTGGATATGATGAAGGACCAAAAATCGTAACCGTCGACGCCACGCAGACTCGATCTGGCAATTTACAGTCTTTAATTCCGGGAGGAGGAGATAGTAACAAAGCCATTATGCAACGGCGAGAAAATTTTGTCAAGAGTCTGACTCCAACCGTAGATCCTTTCGTGGGTCCTATGACTTTATCAATGCAGACTAACGTTAATTTTGTTTCTCAGGGCGATATTGTTCGAATAAGAATGTATAATACAAAAAAACGGACTGGAAAAATTATAACTCGCCAAGCCGGCTTAGTTCCAGCAACAATTAAGCCGACTCTGGGTATAGGAATTCCAAATAACGTCGACGTCAACTCAGAATCAAAATCAACGAACGTTGGCCTATCTACTTACAGCTATACTCCTGATCTGTTTAGAATTATAGGATTCGAAGCAAAGCCAACTACGGTCGGAGAAGGAGATGATAAACAAGAAATAATCGATTACTCTAATATAAAAGTGTGGTTAGCATTTTTTAGTCAAGGTACAACAACGAGA